TCCCAAATTATTATTATAATTTATTATAATAATATAAAAATGGTTAAGAATACAAAGGGAGGTTCATCTCATAAAAAATTAGCAAGGAAAAATGAAGAATTAGCAGGTAAGAAAATCAATACTGAAATTGATCTGTTATACTCTATCATTGTGATAATCGACAAAAATCACGGGAATGCATTTACTGCTCAACTGTTATGGGAGAGTGGGATAAATCCAGATCTTAAATCATTGGGAGGTAAAGAATTAAAAGTTATGCATCAAAGAGGTAAGAAGGCTCTACAAGCGTTTAAAAAGACACAATCAAAGATTGCTCTTGTTTCACTTGTAACAGGAATAACATTAACAAACAACTGCATCGGATATGTAGAAGAATTTTTAGAAATTGATCATTTAAATGCATATCTTAAAGAACAAATTATTAGTCGTGAAGTATATGAAAAATTAAGTAACTTAATGACTGCAAAATCAGAAGTACATAACGAAGAAGACGGAGGATTTATTTTTGATAGAACAGACGGCAAGAATGATGAAGAAGCAGAAGTGAATATTGAAGAGATCTAATTTATGTTTATTTTATTAATAGACGAGGATTATAATATAACATATTGTCCCATACTGGATTTATATCTATAAATTTTACAGTTTTAATTAAATGCAGATATTTATAAGAATGAATTGCCCAAAGTATTTGACATTGTGGCTGTTGTTGTTTTATTCCGGTATCATAAATATCATTTAACATTGGTATTATTTCATCATAATTATTATAAAAAATTAATCCGGTATTACATAATTTTATATCTTCTACAAGAAGACTATTTTTAATTTGATTATTAATTAAATTAATTGTTTTATCCATATTTCTTTTATATCTGTCTTGGATACTTGATTCATTGACTTCATCCCATATAGTTTTTCGTGATATATTTTCATGTTCTCTTATTATTATTTTTGGATTATTATTATTTTCATATAATATATTAATAATTTTATCAATATGTTCGTCATATACTTGAAATTTATGATCAAAATATAATATATGTCTAAATTTTTTATATTTATCAAGATCTTTTAAAAATTGTAGAAATTTAATATATTTGGACTGTAATGCTCCAGTAATCTGATCAGTACTTAATTCAACATTTATAAATTCAAATTTCCATCCTTTACTAATTATTTCATCCTTTATATTTAAATTATTAGAAAAAAATACACAATTTTTTGAAGTCGGTGCGTGATAAAATATATCACATCCAGTTCCAAAAAAAGAACTAATGATTAATATATCATAATGATCAATTTTTTCCATAAATAAATATATAAATTATTATTTATATATTTATTAGAATGCGTATAATTTTTATAAATATATTATAAATTATAAATATGCGTAACTACATTATATTCGGAATAATACTAATTGTGATATTTATATTTCTAATGAAAAGTGATTTATTTAATTTTTCAGACTTTGATAGTCAATTATCAAAAATTAAAAAATTAATGAAAAATACAAAATCTTCTAAAAAAAAATCATCATCTACTTCTGAATCTTCTGATATTTCATTTAACACAGATGAAACAAAGCAAACAGATGATACAAAAGAATCAGATAATACAAATGAAACAGACGAAACAAAAAGTGATATATCATTTGATAACTCTTCTGAGGATATTAAATTAAAAAATAAGAAGAAGTTTCTACAACATTTACATAAAATTGCTGTCAAACAAAATGAAAAGAATGGAAAGAATGGAAAGAATGGAAAGAACGGAAAGAATGGAAAGAATGTAAAGAATGAAAAAAATGGAAGAAATGAAAAGAATAATAAAGATAATAATAATCAATATAAATATAATGATGATTCAAGTGATGATAGCATTATGGAATTACAGAAATTTGCGAAACAATTAAATAAAAAAGGAAATTCTATAAGAAGTAATAATACAGATGATACAAATGGTATTCAGATGACAGCAGATGATTTAACAGATACAATTAGTGGTATTATAAGTAAAGAATTAAATCGTAGGTAATTTTTTTTATCCATATAAAATATGGAGAATATTATAAAAATGGATAATTTTGAATTAAAAGCAATGATATATATTATATTAAAGATTCTAGTTATACTTGGAGCACTAAATTGGGGATTAATTGCTCTTGATAAAAAATTTAATATAGTAGAATTATTTTCTAATTTATTCCCACTAGAATATCACGAATTTATAGAAAAATTTATTTATACAATAATTGCACTGTCAGCGGTATATGTCATGCTTCAACGTAAAACATATCTTCCATTTTTAGATGCATCTTTTGTTCCTATTAATAAATATATTTCAGAATCTAAAAAAAAGGATATTGAATTTGAAGTAATTATAAATGCAAAAGGTGGGGATAAAGTGATATACTGGGCTGCCAATAAGGCTAATAAAGATGATAAAACTATTAAACATTATTTAAAAGCATATGGTGAATATGAAAATAGTGGAATAAGTCTTGTAGGTAAAGATGGTAATGCAAAATTATATGTAAAATGCCCTCAAAAATACTATGTACAATTTAACAAAATTATTCCAAAACATCTTCACTATCGTGTAATTTATAAAGATAAAATGGGATCAGTTAAGACAATTAATTTAAATTGTTAAGTTTATTTTATATATTATAATAATATGAAAGATTATTATAATGATATAAACGGAGAATTCATGAATACTATACAATTAAAAGATGATGAACCAAGATATGGTATTCGTGAATTTTTATTAAAGAAAGATCATAAAGATATACTTAATATAATTACGGCACCAACTCATAAATATTTAAATGATAAAGAAAACAGAACATTAAAAATATTTAATGATTCAATTGATAATTATAATGATGATGAATTTAATTTATTTTTAAAAAATATTGTAAATAATATTTTTAAATATTCAAATGACGATATGATAGTTTTTTTATGTAGAAATCAAATAGCTGGATTATTGAGTATGTCAGCAGCATTATTTAATCATATAATGTATATGAGTATATCTCAATCAAGTGCATGTATATCTAATACATCATTATATCAAAATAAGGAATTTATTATTAAATATAAAGAAATTATTAAAAATATGATATCAATGTATATACCTATTACGGATAGTCAAGTTGATAAAGTTTTTGATTTTGAATCAAAATTAGAAAAACATAGATTATCAAGCACAGATATGAGAAATCCAGGTGAATCTATAATTGTCATTAAAATAAATGATATTAAATTTAAAAATTATAATATTGTAAATATATTAAATAAACTTGTTAATGATATAGCTACATATAAAAGAGAAGATATGTTAATAGATGATAAAGATTTATCATATTATAAAGTAGTTGATGAGGCTCTGAATGATAAAGACTTTAAGTATTACATTATATGGTGTATCATATTTAATATATCATCCTATTCATTTGGAAAGATATATGATTATAAATTTGAATTAATTAAGTTAACAAAAGGTGTTAAAAAACAAATGAATTTCGATAAAAAGAAAATTTATATATTTAACAGCTTATTAGGACATATTATAAGTAAAGAATATTTCTCATTAATTGAACCAAATACAAAACCAAGAATAAAAAAAATGATAGAATATATTGTAAAGGCATTTAGAAATAGATTAGAAAATAATAAATGGATGAATCATGAAACAAGATTAAAAGCAATTGAAAAATTAGATAATATAAAATTTTATATTGCCGAAGGTAAATTAGTTAATTTTAATACTATGATCGAATTAACAACAAATTATCTTAATAATATTCAAATCATAGGTAATTATTTATATAATACAAATTTAAAATTACTTAATAAATATGAACAACTTTTACATGGTAATATTTATGAAATTAATGCGTATTATGATCCAACAAAAAATATTTGTATATTTCCATATGGAATGTTGAGACCTCCTTATTTTTATAGTGTAGAATGGAATTCAGATATTAATATAATCGCATATAATTTTGGAGCAATTGGTAGTGTAATTGGACATGAAATAATTCATGGTTTTGATGATCAAGGAAGATTATTTGATAAAAATGGTGATTTAAATAATTGGTGGGATAAGGTTTCTGAAAAAAAATACATGGAAATGGCTGAAAAAATTGGTAAAAATTATGAAAGATTTAAAATAAATCCAACATTAACAATGGGTGAAAATATTGCTGATATTGGTGGATTAAGAATATCACTTAGTGGGTTAATTTTATTTTTGAAAGAATTAAATATTACGAGCCTTTCAGAAAATATAATAAATCATTTTATAAAAGGATGGGCAATGATATGGAGAAATAAAATTACCAAACAAGAATATGATATAAGAATACTAAAAGATCCCCATTCTCCAGTTCAACAAAGAGTTAATATACCGTTAAGTTTTATAGAAGAACTTAAAGATAAAGAAAAAAAATATGAAATTATTGAAATTTGGTAGAATACCTATGCAAATGGTGAGAAAGAATAATCTAATACACAAATATCGGGATTTGCTTTACAAAAATTGTATCTGTTTATTGAAAAACCAACAAATACACTTATTGCTACACTTAATGAAAAACCGGCTACAATAATAGTTCTTAATTGATCTTGCTTTTTGGCTGGATTTTTATCTGTTGTTTCATCAACTAAAGCAATTGAATATAATGTAAATGTAATTAATATTCCTATTAATAATATCACTAATCCAATTAATGTTCCTGATCTGCTGTCATAATCTTCAGTTTTAAATAAGAATGAATATAAAGTTGCGAGCATATATAAAAAGAATATAAAAAAATATTATTATAAATAAATTATGAGTAAGATAAATATATATTCCGTTGAAGAAATATTGAATTATAAAAATGTAAATGTTAATATTTTAACAGAGGAATTATCTAATATATTTGATTCAATAAATAATTCATTTTTACAATCAACACAATACATTGAAAATCGTAAAAAGATTAATTATAATCATCTAAATAGTAATAAATGGAAAAAAATAAATAGTAATATCAATACTAAATTATTAAGTTTATTAAATAAAATAACTGAAGAAACATTTTCTAATATATTAGAAAAAATATTAAATAGCAATATAACCAATGATCAACAATTAGATAAATTAGCATCTGATTTTATTTATAAAATTCTAAATGATAATGAAAATAATAAATTATACTGTTTAATGGTTAAACAAATTATTGATTCTGGATTATGGTATTTTAAACATGATACGAAAGAATTTATAAATTTCAGAGTATTTTTTATAGAAAAATTAGAGAAGGAATTCAATGAAAATATAAACATAATTGATAATTTACATGTAACATATTTTACAAATGAAGAAGAATATTTCACATTAAAAAAGAAATTAGTTACATTAATTAATACTATATTAAATTTACATCTAAATCATATATTATCAAATGAAACGATGGATTATATTGTTGATACACTTAAGGAAAAATATTCAGAAACGAATATGGATATAATAGAGTTTTTATGTATGATTAATGTTATCCATGGATATGAAGATGTTAATGATTTTTTAAAAGAACAATTACAAAAAGATAAATTATCAGCAAGATATAAATTTATGATTGAAGATTTGGAGAAAAATATAGTTATTAAAAAACCAGTTGTGATTGATACTATAACAGAATACAAGAAATTTTTAATTGATGGTAATTTAGAACAACTAAAGAAAAAATTAAATGGTAAATTGGTCTATATTGATTTATTAAAATATTTATTTGATAAAATTGTTTCTATCAGTTTAAATGATATTGAGAAGTATATTGGATATATTACAAAAGTAAAAAGTAAAATGGATAAAGATGAATATGAAAAATATCTTGAGGAAAATATTGATGATATCATAGAAGAATTACCTGTTTTAAAAAAATATACTGATAGATTATAGAATGCTTTGCTCACACTAATTTTTTAAATAAATTTATTAAATTTATTTAAAAAATTGATTTTCAAACTTATTTATTTAAATGAATATTTATTAATATAGATATAATGAATAAAGATGATTTACCATGGATTGAAAAATATCGACCTTCTAAAATATCTGATATTTTATTTGATGATATCCTCCGAGAAAAATTCAACCGCATTATAACTACAAAATTATATCCAAATCTAATTTTGATGGGAAATCCAGGAGTTGGAAAAACAAGTACTTTGCTTGCATTCGTCAGACAAGTTACTGGAAGGTATTATAATGAAGCAGTTTTAGAATTAAATGCATCTGATAATCGTGGGCTTGATATTGTAGATAAAATGATTATTCATTTTTGTAAGAAAATCGTAACAGATAAAAATGGTAAGCCTATAAAGAAATTTATTATTTTTGATGAAGCGGATAATATTACACCAAAAGCACAATATGTTATTAGTGATTTAATTGATCAATTCAATGAAACAACTATTTTTACATTTACATGTAATGATTCAACTCAGATTATAGAATCAATTCAAAGTAAATCAATTATTGTAAAATTTAACAAAGTTTCTGAGAAAAACATGATGTTTCGTCTAAAAGAAATTTGTTCAATTGAAAAAATAACGTTAAGTGATGACATCATAAAAGAAATTATCACAAATTCAGAAGGAGATATGAGATCAGCATTAATAAATTTAGAAGTTATTAATAAAGGATTAAAAGATAAAGATAAGAAAAATTTTAGATCTTTAATGACGAATAGAATTGAAAAAGATTTATTAGATAAAATCCTTATTGCAATGATAGAAGGTAATTATTATGATTGTGTAAAATATTATCAAAATATTAAAAAGAATGGATATTCAAATATTGATATTATTTTTAATTTAATTAGTCATGTCAAGATAGTTGACATAAAAGAAGATGTTCGAATCAAATTAATGACTCGATTGAGTAAAACTTTTGTTACATTAAATGACAAAAGTGAAACTGACGTACAAATGTATGGTCTGTTTAGTTATTTTTAATTTATATATCGGTTGTCTTTTTAGCACGTGGTTTTCGTACCTTTTTAGGAATTTCTTTTGGTTCCTCTAATAGTTTAAATGCTTCGTCTATTTCAACTTCTTTTTTTATTTCTTCCTTCTTGGTTTCTTTCTTAGTTTCCTCATCAGAATCAATAAATCCAGAATCATTCTTTACAAATTTTGGTATAACTTTTGCATAATCATGTTCCCATGATTTTACAATTTCATTCTCTTTTACTTCATGATATAATATTTCATATTCTCGTGATGTATAAACTTTCTTTCTTGCCATTCCAAGAAAAATACATGTTGGAATTTGATCAACAACATCAATTACTAATGGTTGATTTTCATAATCTTCGGGTTTCTTACGAAGAATTCTACCAATGGTTTGAACCATCTTTGCTCTTGGGGTTAAAAGTACCATTGTATCTAATGCTTGAATATCTAATCCTTCAGTTACCATTTCATATGACGCAAATAATAGATCTTTAGATTCAGACTTTTTTAATTCTTCTTCTTTCATTCCTCCAATATAAAATCCTGTATCATCAACAAATATTTCTCGTAACTTCTCCTCTAATCTTTGTAATTGAACAATTCTTCCACTTAAAATAAGAATTTTTCTTGAAGTATCTTTCATTTTAAGATCACGAATCAATCTAAAAATATAATCATCTCTTAATTCAATTTCAGTCAAATTATTTATAATAATCGGAGTTATTGCTTTTCCATTTTTTCCAATAACATCCCTAAATTTACGATGTTTTATTGTATAGTTATGAATTTCTATTTTTACTTTATGTTGCAAAGGGACAACCTCCTGATATATCATTTCTCCTAGGAAATAATAGAATACTTTCTCAGTCTTATCACTTCTATTAGGTGTCGCAGATAATCCAAGTAAAAAAGGACTATTTAATTTCAATAAAGCTTGAGAAAATACTTGACTGCCTAAATGATGACACTCGTCAAATATTACAAGATCAAATTTCTTAAACATTTCAACATCATAGTCTATCATACTAATTGATTGAAGCATACCAACAACAATATCTTTATCAATATCAATTTTCTTTTGTTGAATTTTTCCAATTGTTGCATTAGTATATTGTTTTATTCTTTCTACCCACTGATTCATTAAAAATTCTTTGTGAACAACAATTAATGTTCTACACTTTAATAATGTTGCCAAATGTAAACCTAAAACGGTTTTTCCACGACCTGTAGGTATACTAAGTAATCCTCCACCTTTCTCTTTCAAAATAGGAAAGACTATTTTAATAATATCTTTTTGATAATCACGCAATTCACCAACAAAATTGAATGTTAGAGGATTTGATGCTTTTAATGTATTCTTATTTTTCTTGAACTTGTTCAATGCATAAAATCGGGGAATATATAATTTAGTTGATGTATCTAAGAATATATCAAATGATTCATCTTTTGGCTCACCATAATCAACAGTTATTTTTGGAAGAATATGTAATTCTTTTTTAATGTCTTCAATTTCAGATTCTTTAAAGTCTTTCTTAAGAATATATGTTCCATCATTTGTAATGTGAGCTGACATATTTTATATAATATTTTAGTTTTAAATATAATATAAGATATTATCAATTTTTAATATTTAAATTTAATTGAATAATTTTATATAATTATTATATTATGGAACCAATAAATAATTTTTCAAATCAAATATTTAATACTTTGGACGAAAGTGTAAATGAAGCAATAAATAATAAATATATATTCATAACACTTGTTATTTTAATCTTATTATTTGGAAGCTTAACTGCTTCAAGACTCGCTAGAAATATCCTATATTTATTTGATCACCCATTATCTAGATTATTAACTATTGGATTTATCTATTATATCTCAACTAAAAATGTACCTTTAGCTATCTTAATGTTAACTGCAATGGTTATCACAATGAATACATTAAACAAACATAGAAATAATGTACTTTTAATATCTATATTACGCAATAACATAACTGGAGGAAAACCAAATAGACGCAAGATTAATAAATTAAAGAAATTATTACGTAAATTATCCAAACTATTAAAAATGAAGAAAAATAAAGTTAAGAAATTAACACCAAAAATTAAAGCATTAACTAAAAAAGCAACAACAGTTGTAAATTCATTAGGTGATGTAACAAAGAATAGTGTAATGGAATTAATTAAAGCATATGAATTAGAAAAATCAAAGAATAAAGTATTAAGTGATCAATTAACTGAAAGTACTAAATTTGTTAAACCAACTGTTACTACTTCTGCTTCTCCCCAATCAAGTCAAGCATCATCATCTTTAGACGCAAAACCCCAAATTATCTTCCCTAAAATAAACCAAAGAACAGAAAAATTTATAGATTATAGCAATTTTAGTCTTTTCTGAATTTTATAAATTAAATTATATAATTTAATATATATGAGTAAAAAAGGAAAAAATACAGGTGATGTATATTCCTCCGAGTTTAAGGATGATTGTAAAGGATTTACATCAATCCCGGATACATTAGGTAAAAGAGATCGTATTATTGCAATCGGTGATGTTCACGGTGATTTGAATTTAACCATTAATTATTTATTGATATCTAAAGTAATCGAAAAAACAGAAGATGAAAAAAATGTATTAAGAATTATGTACGAAGATGGAACAAAAGAATATTATAAATGGATTGGTGATGATACAATTGTTGTTCAAGTTGGTGATCAAGTAGATAGATGCAGACCAACAGGAGGAAGAGGTGATATGTGTATTAGAGATGAAAAAGCAACAATTGATGATGAACACAGTGACATTAAAATTTTAGATCTATTTACAGAATTAAATAAACTTGCAAGAAAAAAGAAAGGTATGGTAATTAGTTTATTAGGTAATCATGAATTAATGAACTATCAAGGAAATATAAATTATGCATCTTATAAAGGTGTACATAATGATGACTTTGAAGGTAAAAACCAAAATAATAAATATAGAAAAGATGACGGAACATCTTTTGATGATGGTATTCAAGGCAGAAGATTTGCATTTAATGAAAAACTTAATAAACAATTAGCATGTACAAGACAATCTGCGGTTATTGTAGGAAGTTTTATTTTTGTTCATGGTGGAATTGTTCCTGCATTAGCAAAACAATTTAAAGTATCACAAGTTAATAATTTAATTAGAAAATGGTTATTAAAGAAAATTGATGATAATAATTCAGATATTGATACACTTATAAACACACCTCAAGTATCACCTTTTTGGACTCGTTTATTTGGTCACTTACCGAGTGGATTAAAAAAATCTGATAGTCGCTGTGATGATGTATTTGATGTTTTAAAAATATGGGGTGAAGATAAAGATGGATTAAAAGGTATGGTTGTTGGACACACACCACAAATTAATAAAGGAATTAATAGTACATGTGATGATAGTGTATGGAGAGTTGATCTTGGAGCATCAAAAGCATTTGATGTTTTTGATAGAATTAAAAATAGTGGTAGAAAACCAGCAGTATTAGAAATTCTTAAAGACGGTGAAGAAGGATTTAACATTTTATCATAAATTTTGAAAAATAAATTAAGAATTTATTTTTAAAAAATAATTTAGATCATGCTTTCAGCAGCTTTGATTTGTTCTTCGTATGATGCATTTGGCATCTTGGCTTTTGCCTTCTTTAATGCATCTCCTGCCATTACCATTGCTTCACGTCCTCCCTTTCCTAATTTCTTGGTAGCTAATACAACTAACTTTCTGAATTGAACGAGTTTGTCATTTAATCCACCTTTCTTGGATCCCTTTTTGGATGCTTTCTTGGATGAACGGCGTCTCTTTCCTCCAGGCATGTTGGCAGGTACTTCACCTCCCTTTTTAGATCCCTTCTTGGATGCCTTCTTGGATGAGCGGCGTCTCTTTCCTCCGGGCATGTTGGCAGGTACGTCACCTCCCTTTCTTGATCCCTTCTTGGATCCCTTCTTGGATGAGCGGCGTCTGCGTCCTCCAGGCATGTTGGCGGGTACATCACCTCCTTTTTTAGATCCTTTCTTTGATCCTTTCTTTGATGAGCGACGTCTGCGTCCACCGACTGCTACTTCACCTCCTTTTTTAGATCCTTTCTTTGATCCTTTCTTTGATGAGCGACGTCTGCGTCCACCGACTGCTACTTCACCTCCCTTT